ATACCTGCTGAAAAATATAAACCGTAATCATTGATGTCTACGTTAAAAGTTCCACCTGTTGTACCGCCTGGCACTAAATAGTTTTGAATAGGTGAAGTCGTACCTAAAGTAACTGAAGCAGCGTTATATACTTTTAAATAGACGGCTGTTGTTTGTGCGTTACCTACAGATATAGAATATAAACGACCAGCCGTTGCTTTAATTACAGTCGCAGCTACAGTCAAAGGAGCGACTAAAGTACCTAATGTTTGTCCGTTTGTAGCTGCTTGAGATGATATTAAGTTAACACCTAATTGACCTGAGGCAGCGTTGACTGCAGTACCGCCAATTGCTGCTAAGTTTTGTCCCATAAAAGGCACAGTTCTTAACGTATAAGAAAACGCACCAACAGTTGTCGATGTTAGCTTAATGTATCTACCTTGACATGGAAATATATAGCTTGTGTTTGCTGCTGCTAGAGTTGTTACCCATGCACCAGCGTTGTTTATTCCACCAATTGCTGAGTATGTAATGTTGTCGTTTGATGCTAAAACAGTACCGATAAATGCCAGTGTCGTAAACTCAATTGAGTTGTAACCAAGCGTATCAATGGTAAATGCTTGACCTATGGTAGACGCTACAAGTTTAATAACCGCAGGAGAATCACTAAGGATTATATTTCCGTTAACATCCTGAGTCGGGTTATTTATAGATTTTGTATGTAATGCTAAATCGCCACGAGTAATGTTATCTAATAAAGGTACAGAATCAAAGTCACCACCGATTTGACCAACTAAAGTTGCTGATTGAGGAGCATTTCCAATATATGACATTAGCTGACCTCCACCGCAGATACTGTTACGTCAACTGTACCGCTAGAAACTACCTTTAATGAGTAATTTGCGGGTATAACAATCTTGGCTGATTGCACAACATCAAGTGCCGTACCTGTAGGAATAATTACGTTATTAACAATATTTGTAGTTACAGTAGCACCTGAATTCACTAATGTGACAGATGCCGTAACTGTAGATGTCGTTGTATTAGCCAATAGTAAACCAATCAATGTCGCTTGAACACCAGACGTTGTAGGATTATAAACTGTCGATAATGTTGTTACTGATGCTGTTTGAGTCGATGTATAGTTTATGGCCATATTAAGCAATCATAGAAAGGGCTAATGCTATTTTAGCACTAGAAGTTGCAGAATTAGAAGTTCCAAAAGGTATATTTAAGTCATTTCCTGTAAATGTAAATCCTGATGAAGCTCCTAATGAACCGCTATTATTATACTGAACTTGCGTATTTGATCCAGCAGCAGAAACTAAAGAAGTTGCATTATAAGCAATTGTTTCAATTATATCGCCAGTCGATGCACCGATTGTTAAAACTACAGAAGTACCATTTGTTGCTGTGTAATCAGTAGAATTTAATAACGCACCGTTTTGATAAACAGCAATATAAGGCGCAGTATATGTAACTGAAAACGTGGTTTGTCCTACTGTAGCAGTAAACGATGTTCTTGTATAGGATGCTGTTGCAACCGTTGGTGCTTGAGATACCCAAGTTGTACCATTAGAAGTTAAGACGTTTCCTGACGTTCCTACCGCAGTTAAACCAGTTCCACCACTTGTAGCACCCAAAGTTCCGGCAAGCGTTATTGCACCTGTACTAGAAGTATTTGGAGTTAACCCTGATAAAGATGTTTGAAACGATGATACACCACCTGAAGATGCTGCCCAGGTCGGTACTCCACTTGCTAAAGTCAACACATAACCGTTAGTTCCGGCCGTTAATTTAGATAAAGTATTTGTCGCGGAAGCGTAAATAATATCGCCTGTGGCATAAGAACTTTGTCCTGTACCGCCATAAGTAGCACCAATCGTAGAACCTTGCCAAGCACCTGTATAACCTGTTGCACTTAAAACACCTGTGCTTGGTACAAAAGACAGCGTTGTAGCACCGTTTAATCCTAAACTTGCACCACTTGTAGCACTTACTAAAGTTGGATAAAAAGTCGATGCCGATGATGTTGTGCTAACAACTGAATTTGTTGCTGTTGTTGCTGTTGTTGCAGTACCAGCATTACCGCCAATTGATAAATTAGTTACAGGAGTTGTTGAACTTACGACAAAAGGAGCAGTTCCTGTTGCTAAAGTGCTTGTTATCTGACCTGTTGCTGAAACGGTTGTAAATGCTCCTGTTGATGCTGTTGTAGCACCAATTGACATATTATTAATCGTTCCTGTTGTTCCTGAACCAATGGTAATTGTTCCAGCACCTGTCGTTGTATACGATTGATTATTAGTTGATGTATTTAAAGTAATTACACCTGTTCCTGTAATCGAAGTATGCGATGCCGTACCGTTACTAATGTTTCCACTAAAAGTGCTGCTCAATACACCGCTTGTAAATGTTAAATTTGACGTATCAATGTATTCTGAACTTGTAGCTCCCAAAGCCGTAGCCATTGCTGGGTAATAAGTTGTAGCACCTGTTACGCTAGAAATTGTTAATCCACCAGTTGCAGCTTGCCAAGTTGGAGCTGAAGAACCGTTACTTGTTAATACATAACCTGTTGTTCCAGCTGCCGTAATCGCTAAAGCCGTTCCTGTAGAATAAACAGCACCACCAGCAACAGCCGTTAAACTTGCATTTGTACCACCTCTATTTAAAGCAATATTATTACCGTTCCATGTACCACTAGTAAATGAACCAGCATAATCAAATGTATTGGTTGACCAATTAACATTTGATGGTGCTTGATAATGCTTATCCCAAGTACCTGCTTGAGTTGAATTATCTAATAAAGTAATAATAACAAAACCACCTGAACCTACAGAAGCAATTAAAGTAGGACTAACAGCACCATTATTAATAGATACTGTGCTTGCTGATGAATTGTTATTAAATGTAAATTCTGCTCCATTGACCAAAGTTGTTGCATTGGGTAATTGGAAAGTCTGACTTGTAGAACCTGTAACGTAATAATTAGCTGGCGATGCTACCGTTAAAGTTGTTGTTGTTCCAGCCGATACAACTGTTTGAAATCCTAAAAATAAGTTATTTACAGATGTATTTTGGTTTGCATCACGCAACATGACGCTATTAGCACCACTTGACGCTACGACACCAGTACCGCCATTCGCCACATTTAAAGTACCACTTAATGTAATTGCACCTGTAGTATTGCTATTTGGTAATAATCCTGTAGTACCAGCATTAAATGATGTAACTCCACCTGTTGACGCTGCCCAAGTAGGAACACCTGACGCTAAAGTTAATACATAACCATTTGTACCAGCTGATAAAAATGTAGTTGCGCCTGATCCTGTTTGGTAAGGTAATGAGCCATTTGCACCACCAGCAAGATTAGTCGCTGTCGTTGCAGTTGTTGCACTTGTCGCACTTGTTGCTGTTGCAGCGTTGCCACCAATAGACAAGTTTGCTACTGCTGTTGTTGACGATACAATAAATGGTGCAGAACCTGTTGTTACTGTAGAAGTAAATTGACCAGATGCCGATAACGTACTAAAAGCACCTGTTGACGCTGTTGTTACACCAATAGTCGTTCCATTAATAGAACCGCCTGTAATCGCAACAGCATTAGCATTTTGAGTGCTTAAAGTGCCTAATCCTGATACTTGTGTATTGGTAATGGCAATAGCTTGCGCGGATAGTGCCGTTAACTGACCTTGTTGATTAACTGTAGCACTAAGTGTGTTACTTGCAGATCCATAAGAACCTACAGTAACAGTAGTATTGGCAATACTAAACGTGTTAGATGCTAAATTTAAACCTGTTCCGGCAAAATATGCGCCTGTGCCTGAAAACTGCACCCAAGGCATTGCCGTAACATCAATTGTTCCTGTTTGCGTTGCTGTAGATACCCAACCTGTATTTGCTTGACCACCATTTAATAATACGGTATATGCGCCTGGCACTTCTGACCATACATCCATGTCAATTGCACGAGTCCATGCGGATGCAGATGCAACATAAATACCATTAAATTGACTTGATGTTTGATTTTTTACAAGAACTCGATCACCAGCAACGGTCGTATAACCATCAATAGTTTGCAATCCTGATAAGGTAATATTTGCAGTTGTACCTACTTGACACGCTGCTTTAGGGCCAAGTCCTTGTGCTACGGTATCAACGTAAAACTTATTTGCTAAATCGGTATTACCACTAGGCGTTGTTGTTACTTGACCTGTGATAGTTGTTATATTAGTAAAAACCCCAGTAGATGGGGTAATTGAACCAATAGGACTATTATTTAAAGTAGAATTAGTAATGGTTAACCCTGATTGAACAGGATTAACTGTGGCATAAAATGGTTGACCTTGACCAATAAACGTATTAAACGTACCATCTACGTTAAAATACGCTTGTACTGGTAAGTAATTTTGATTACTTGTTTTGGCTATATCAGCCATCATTACCCCTAGTTCTGATCAACCATTGGCATTACATACAATGTATTTGATGTTCCTATTGCTGTGATAGAAAATGAGGGAGGAACAACCATTACTTGAGGCGCAGACATAGCAACACCCAAAATAAAGCTAGTGCTTGAATTTCCACCTGTTGGCAATACGGCCGCACTTGCGGTGGATGTTGTGCCTGGTACTGCTGCAAGAATATTTACAGCAATTGGAGTGCTACCTGTATTTAAAAATCCACAAAAGTTAACCTGATCATTACCGGCAGGAGTAATTGTAACTGCCGTTGAACTTGATGTGGTGACAGATATAGCAGTAGTTGGCCCTACAAAACGAAAAGCCGATGTATTTGCCATGATTTATCCTTAAACTGCTGTTGTAGGTAATGGACCTTCAGCGCGAACAATTTGTAATTCATAAATACCAGCAGCCGGAGTAGCAGAAGATGCTGTGACATTACCAAATTGAATAGTTAATACGTTTGCAGTTAAACAATCACATTCAACAGTAAAAATACCAGTTGTCTGATTTGCTATATAACCACCATTTAAAATGATGTCAGTTGTTTGTAAGCCAGGTAACGGAAAAGTTTGTGCAGCAGTTGTGTTTGCAGCAACGGCAGATGGTGTTATAGATGGAGCAATGTAAAAAGTTTCGTGTGAATTACCACGAGTAATAGTAGTGCTAGACATAAAATTTCCTTTGCAAAGAAAACCAGAATTGGTTGTTTAATTATACAACAAATATTAAAAAAAACCCCCTTTTTAAGGGGGGTTCAAATACTAACAGATATTAAGAATAATTGCTAAAGTCATAGCCATAAACATATACATCCATCGTAGCAGTTGCACCTTGTGCAGTTCCTACGTTGAGATATAAGTTTTGTGCTGATTGAATAGCAGTTGAAGCAACAGTTCTTTGTGAAACTACTGTAGAAGCTGATAATGCTGATAACGCTGCGTTAGAAACAACACCTGTACCACCAGCAGACGGAGCAGTAAATAAACCTGCTGCAGCTGAAGATAAAGATACAGATGCGTTAGTAAACACTACGTTAGAAACAGAGTAGTTTGAAGAATTGATGATCGGTAATACTGCTTGATCACCTGTTGCGTTGACGTTTACACCAGTTGCAACGGCTAACAAACGAATAGCTTGATTAGAAGTTACATTCTGTGGGTGAATCGTTACGGTGGTTGATGGTCCTGGATTTGCCATGATTATTTTTCCTTATTTATGGTTAATTAAGCTGCAACACGGCAAGCGAGTTCAGGATACAGAGGGGCCCAGCCGTATAACACGTCTAAACGAGTAGGAATACTGTCGTTGTTGATAGTGTATTGACGAACCACACGCATTGATAAGCCAATTTCTTTGTCAGAAGCACGACCAGCAAAGTGTACGCCTTCAGGTAACTCTAAGTCAGCAACTGCGAGTGTGAAAGCATTTCTGTGCATAATAACGTTCTGAGGAGAAACTGTACCTGTGCTGTTAAACTGAGTAATCGCAGCAGTACCTGATGTGCTAGGAATCGACACGTTTTGGAACTGACCAGCAGTAATAACGGCTGGGGATACAGTTACAGTAGCACTTGATCCTGAAGCAATCGTAGCAGCAGATTTAACAACAAAGTTACGGAGCTTGTTAGATCCATAAGCCTGACGGTTTTGTGGGTTTACTGCATAAACACCAGCAATTGTAAATGTATCACCTACGTTTAATACTAAGTTACCTGTATTAGCAGCAGTAATTGAAATAGCTGAAGAAGATGCCCAGCCAGATGTTAAGAAACCTGTAGCAGTTGTAGTTGCAACAGAACCAGTAACAGTAGTTGTACTGTTGTTACCAAATGTCTGTGATACAACGTTCTGATCCATTTTCCAGTTCATACCGGCAGAATCACGGCCCATCAAACCTTTACGATACTGTTCGCCAATAGCTTCTTGAGGAACAAAAAGTCCTTTTAAGCTGTCAACAATAGTAGCAGAAGTAAATGGCTCGATAATACAAGCACGTCTACCATCGCGTGGTGCGCCTTCAGCATCAAGATAAGCACCAGCCGTTAGGTAAGTGATTAAACCTGTTGGAGGAGTACCAGCAGTACCAACAATATTGGCTGTGTTTTGAGTAGCCATAACTAAACCATCACGGTCAATTTTGTTAGCAATTGCAGCAACAGCAGGCTTCAATACACGGTCACTAAACATATCTAAAGATAATGCTAAGTCTTGTGTAGTGAACTGAGTATCAACGTGGAACTGAGTTGACAATGTTACAGGAACTGAAGTCTCGTTAAAGTCTTCTACGTTAAGAGCTGGGCCTGTTGTACCAATGAAACGACCAGGTCTGCGTACGTTTACTGTGTTACCAATTTTGCCACCTACAACTGCAAATTGATCATCATAGTTACGATCTACTTCGCTTGTAAATGTTAATTCGTTTTCTAAAACCATTAACGCTTCGTTAGTGATTTTGGAAATGGTTAGCAAGTTATTTGCCATGATTTATTTCCTTATAAAATATTTAATTTACCTAATCCTTTTAGCTTGTCGC